TCAGACGTTAGAGAGCGGGCGCAACACACGATACTGTTTCAACGTAATGTGTACCTCATCATTACCAGTAGCATCAGCTTCCTCGCGCATTTGAGTGAGGATATTCATTCCAACCGACACGTCTTTGTAATCAAGCGCCTGTGCATCACTCAAAAAACTATCTTCAAGCTGCCCGATAGCATCAGCTAAAACAAAAACTTTTTCGCCAACAATTCTTGTTGCCTTCATTTTCGTCTCCAGCCCCTGTGTCCCGAGGCGCGGGCGATGCGTTTGTGCATCTGATGTAGTCATACTATACGCTCAATGAGCGTAATGCAACACAGACCAATGGGTTGACGTGAACTATGTCACAGTCGTACGTAAACGCAAAAAAGACCGGGCCGAAGCCCGGTCAAGCCTTGCCTGCCCAAGAAATCTATGGCTGTCTTACTGAGTCGTAGGCGCGCTCGCAGGCGGCGCCGGCAATGCGTGCGCGGTCAGCAATTGCTGCATAGTCTGCAGCCGCTGTTGCAGCGCCGCTGAGCACGTCGGCTGACACATCGGCTCCAGCTGCTGCCGGCCCTCCTGGGGGAGGGCCGGCATCCTTGCCGGCGTGACTGGCTGCGTAGGCAATGTAGGCGTCGCGCAGGCCGACAACAGCAGCGTGAGCGCCGCGAGCTGCGCCGTTAGCGACGGCGATCTGATCATCCGCATCTTTTGATACCTCCTCGATTACAGTTTGGCGACGTTGCTCCTCGGTGCGCTGGACCTGCTCGGCTTTGAGCGTGAGCGTTGCAGCATCACGCTGCATGCCCGCGATTTGCTCTTTGTACCCCGCCGCTGTAGTAGTACATCCATAGTGGTATGGCAGGTACAGCACGACCAGGACAAGTACGACAATCCCGATGACGCGACCGATCTTGTCCCAGGGGAGCGCGGTAAGCAGAGTCAGCGGGATCATTGCGGCCCCCCGTCTTTGTCACGCTCGCGCCGGAGTGCGGCAAACTTGTCGGCAGCAACGACCGGTGAGACGGCGAGGATCAGCGCGCCCAGGCCCGTGCCGTACGCGAGCATGTCAAACGACTTGCCGGTGATCATGCCTGCCCAGTGTTCAGCCATGCCATTGATAAACGCGGCAAGCACAAGGTAGCGGAAAATGTCGTGAGTGACGTTGTCCGACTCTGTCATGCAGTAGCGGCAGACGTTTTTGACCGAGTCTTTAATGCTCACGATAAAGCCTCCTCAGTGGGGGCAACAGCAATATCAGGCAGATCAACTGTTTGCCCCACAAGTGGGTGGGTACAGTCCCCAAGAAACTGAACCTGCCCGTTAGTAACAAACGAATGGCATACACCGGGCGGCGCTCCATTCGTTCCGGCGTCCGCGCCGCTATAGGTGACAAGCACGGAAGGGACGAAGGTAGGCCGCTCGTAGTCTCCATTCCACGCCCACTGCGGCCCATCACCCCCGCCATGATTGATCATGTGGCGGCGCTGGCAACCCGGACAAAAGAATGTCAGCAGCCCACTGCCCTTTATCGATTTCACCTTCATGGCAGCACCTCCATAGCTTTGAGGTAGTAGGGCTCATGCAGCGCATAACCCACCCGCTTGCGCTGAAAGAGGTCATAGCAGGCGCCGAAATCAGCGGCTTTGTGACCGCCACAGCGCATGAAAAACCACACCGAGATTCGCGCCCCGCCGATGGGTGTCAGGAGGTATGCCGTGTCACTATCCTCGGGCATGCCGGCTGCGCGAAAGAAGCCTTTAATCGAGCGCGCAAAAGTGACTTGTGTCGGGCCGATGCCTCGGTACCTGTAGCCGTCTCCGCTGGCCTCGTCGCCGTTGCCATCGATGCCGGCATAGACGTGATTCGCGAGCTTTCGAGCATCCTGCAGATAGGGCACAGCAGCTGCCGCCTGCCCCTTGAACTTGCTGAAAAAGATGTTGGCGCAGCGCTGGGCATCACGGTAATAGAGATCCTCCTGCAGCTTTGTCAGCCCCTGGGACTCACCGAGCGCCATGCCGAGGTACATAGCCGTTGCCTGTTTGCCGGCAAGGCCAAACTCAACGAACGCCCGGTTCATCACCTCAGCCCAACCAGGTAGAGCCGATTTTGTACGCGCGTCGATCTGCGCGAGCTGTTGCGCTGCGATCTGTAAAGTGTCCATCAATCATCCTCCTCTACCATCTTTTTTGCGGCCGCAGGCATGCCGCCACGCGCCCCTGCAGCACGCACAGCATCGAGTGTGGCGCGCCGGAAATAAATGCTGATCGCAGCACTGACTATCAGCCCGGCAAAACCCAGGGCAAACCCCCAGACACCCTGGTTGCTATTCAGCCACCGGCAGCACGCGGCAACACTGACCACCATCCACGCGGTATCTGCCAGTAGCTTTGTTATTGCCGCCCGCCCCTTTATGACGCCGGCAGCACACGATAAGACGAGCACTGTGATTACCGTCGCAATAACCCATGCCTTCGCCCGTTTCATTTATCCCCCTGAGGTTGTGGTAGTTGTTGAATCCCCCGCCTGGGATACGGCCACCCATGTTTTTGTGGCCGCATCCCACGTATAGTCGGTAAGCTGCGACTCGTCTGCTGGCGCCACGTCTGTGTAATTTTCCGTGCTCGCAAGAGAGCACCCCGCTAGCAGTGTGACGTACCCAAGATATCTAAAGGTAACCGGATCGTATCGATATAGCTTTTGCATATCATTCAATCCTCAATTAAGCGCAAGCAAAGTTAGTGTCACTCCGGAGACTGTTACGGGAGTGTTGCCATGATTGTTTCCGTACGCTGTCCAGTTATCTTCGTTGTTGTCGGCAATACGCACATAGGTGTCTGCACGCACTAGATAAATGAACAGGCGTACTTTTATTCTTACTTCCGTACTGCCCCAGGCGTGCGAATAGACAACATGGACAGGGGTCGCTTCGAATGCAACCCTATAGTCAGGCATGCTGAGATCCGCATATGTTCCGCCAGATGAACATGCATTAATCACAGTCGCTTGAAAGTTCACGAGCGCAGCCGCTGAAGCCGAATACACAAGCCCTGTGTCTATATCAATCCAAGCGCCATTCGTAGAATATGCGAATGCGTTGCTAGAATTACCATCACCATCAACAACAACAGTTGTTCCGCCGGTGTATGGTGCTACGGCATCAAAACTCACTTGCTGCGAGTAGACGACGTTGTTAAACGACGTTGAGCCATTTGCAGCAATCAGCGTTTTGCCACCTGCGCGAATGAACGCGGCAGGACCTGACGCCCCCAAATTTACTGATGCGGAGTTGTCAGCGTTTTGCAGATACCCCGCCGTTACCGTTCCAAAAGTTCCAGAGGCAGAGCGAAGCTCACCGGAGAAATAACCGTTATCGGCGTAGATGCTCCCTTTGAGTAAAAAACGCCCCAATCCCGGATCAAGGGTAAATCGCTCTTCCCCATTTTGATCCCATATGGTGGTGTAATAATTCGGCACGCCCCCGATAAACGAGCGACGCTCATAAACCTCTGCGTGGTTACTAATAAAGGCCCTGAATTCCTGAAAATAGTCACCCGTGCTTCCGTTCGCGGCGAGTATCCAACCGTTCTTTCCATCATTTAGCCATTTCCCATTGGTCCTGATGTAATTCCAGCCAGCGCCGATAAACTCCATCGTTGCAGCAATGATATTGCCGAGCGCTGCAGAGATTGCCGACAGCATCGTCACAGCGATCTTGTCCGCAGTCACAGCGCTGGCCTGTAGCTTGTCTGTGGTTACCGCTGCGCTTGCGATCTTGTTTGCCGTTACAGATCCATCAACAACGAGAGATGCATCAGCAGCAAGCGTTAGCTGTGGCATGGAGCAGCGACCCCAGCCGACCAGCACAGAGCCTTTTGCCACCCAAAAACCAATCTTGAAATATGACGTATTGGCCGGCACCGTAATCGTCTGTGAGATCCAGCCGACAGAGCCTGTCGCCTGACTGATCCAGATGCCAGCCTGACCCGTTCCATCACTTGCCGATGCGAAGTACACCACCATGCCGGCAACCCGATTTGACGAATTATTGATGTAACAGCGCATCCGCAGCGAGTCGCCGGAAGACCACGTTGCGCGCTGCCAGCTCACTGCCTCAACATATTCATCCACCGTAGTGCTTGGCTGCACAGCCCCGGTTGTCGCGAATGCCACGCAGTTTTTTACGCCGATAGCGGATTCTCCGGTCATCCCCTCCACCAGGGGCTGCCGGAACCAGGAGTTATTCCCCAGCGTCCACTTGCTCGTGATTGTGAAATCAGGGTCTTCCACTGCATTACCGGCGAGTACCAGAAGCTGTTTGGCAGACCACACGACATCAGCGCTGATTTGAGCCTGGGAAATCTGCCCTTCAATTTCTGAAGCAGATACTGATTTCGTATACTTCCCGGAATCAGAATCCCAAGCCCACATCTTTTTTGTCACCAAGTCATACACCGCGAGATACGCCTCACCGCCCGGCGGGAACGCATCGCCTGGGGTGCCAGTTATCGTAGCGGCATTGGCTACGTACTGGATGCCCGTGGCCTGCTCTGTAACAGTTAGCGCAATCTGCGAGGTCCAGTTGAGTGAGTCTGCGCCGAATTCATCGTACTGGCATACGCGAATATACCACTGCCCCGCCGCGATAGTGCCCGATGGATAAGCCGTCTGCGGCCCGTCGTAGTACGGCGTGGCAGCAGCGGGGTCAAATTCATTGGTCTGGCTGATGCAGATCCTTGTGGCTTTGTATGCGGGGTCGCTCGATGCGGCCGCTGTAACGATCATGCTTTCCGAGGTGTCTTGCACCGCGACGCTCGGCGCGGCGATCTGCGCTTTTGTGGCGATGAGGGTAGCCGGGTCGGTGCTCTGGCCAGTTTCGCTCACTGCTACGACGCGGATCTCGACATTACGCCCGACGCCCCAGGCGACCAGCTGGGAGATTGTGGCGGCGAAGCGGGTATCGGTAGTGGTGATCTGCTTTTTGAGCGCACCGCCGTAGTAGATCGAGACGTTGTAGTACGATGCCCCGGCGTATGCATCCCACTTAACTGCCAGCGTGAGCCCTGTAAACGGGGATTCGAGCACAAGATTGGCAACCGCCCCCAGCGGAGCCCCCTTTACAACGTAAGCGGTTGCGGTGACTTCGGCGAGATCCTGCAGATTGGCGCCGAAGCGGTTGTAGCTCTGCAGCTTGAGATAGACCGTCTTGCCGACCAGAGAGGATTCGTAAGCGTATGCAAACTGGCTGCCATCAAGACGCACGAACTGAGAGCCGACAGGATGCGCTGCGATGTGCGAGCCGTAAGCCCCACGCCGGCAGGCGGTGAGGTTGTACTTGCCCACCCCTGTGAGTGTGGCCCCCTGGTAGGCCACGAGCTCGCCGCCCGCAGCAGTACCGACCCAGCAGAGAGACTGATACAGATCGCGCACGGCCTGCGTGACGGCCATCAGCTGGCCGCTGCTGACCGAGATGTCTACCGCCAGGGTATCAGAGGTATCCGGGTCAGATGCCAGCGGGTATGCGGCAGTAGTGATGCCGTGGCGGCAAGGCGCGGTGATGCGGCCGATTTGCGAGTATGTGTCGCCATCAAGCGAAATCCAGACGTTTGCACCGCCCCAATTACTGCCGCCAGATGTAGCGAGCCAGATCTCTGCCGCGCCGGCAAGCGAGATTGGCGGCTCCAGAATGACGGGCGTATTGGCGTTGCCGGGATCGACATTGTAGTTCGGGATGTAGCCCGATGCCGCCTGTACGTTTAGCGCGGTAGGCTGCGCAACACCAAAGGGCCACTCTTCGCAAGTAAGCTCCAGATCTCCGTTTTCGGCTTCGTTGATCTCAGTGATACGCAATACCCACTTCGAGATGCCGAGCGGTGCAAACGATAGGGTAATGAGGTCCATCGGCTCCAGGGCAATGAACCGCTCATCAACTTTAAACTTGCATGTCGCGCGAATGTACAGCCCCTTGCTCAGCCACGCAGCGCCGATGGCTTTTGCCATATCGTCGCGCTTGATCGAGTGCAGCGACAAACTGTTTTGGTTCGGGCCGTACAGATTGACGTAGGTGCCATCTGGCACCGGCACCGACTTGCTGTTGTAGCTGTTGCTGCGCGAGTTGTACTCGACTGTGACGATGTTTTTGCAGTCTTGCGGCTGCTTGCGCGTGATCTTCGGCTCAGCCAGCAGATCATCATCGGTGATGTCGTACACCGGCGTGGCGTTGGGCTGCCAACTGCCGACGGCCTGGTCGCCCATCGGCACGATCTTGACCTTGCCCTGGGAGACGATGGCTTTCGACAGGGTAGCGTCAAGCACTTCCTGTAGGTACTGGCGGGCCTCTTGCTGCGTATCAGCGAGCATGCTAAGGGTGTAGCCGTTTTGCTGGCACCAGAGACGGTAATCGGACATGTCATACAGATACGCACTATTCAGCGCCAAGCCTTCCACCGGGTCGGTGACGATGGCCGTAAAGATATCTGCAGGCTCTGCATCCCCATCCGTGGTGGTGCTGTAGTTGCCAACCACTTCGCAGGTCAGCTGGGGCGTGCTGGCGCTATCGCCGAGGTCGTAATTTGCGGCCGCAATATAGGCGATGCCGGAGTACCCGTAAGCGACCTCCGGGTGAGTGGATGACAGGTAGCTCCAGGGCGCCTGGCCAAGTGCTCCGCTGTGCAGCTCGAAACCCTTATCGGCAAGGCTATAGGTGCTCTTGCTTTCCCAAACCGTGGGCACGGCAGAGATAGTGCCGGCGGCCAGCGCAAAAATGAACGACGCCGAATAGGTATACGAGACCGTGGCCGAGCCACTGGCGCCGCCACCTTTGCCCCCACTGGCCCCGCTGGACACATGCGCGTGCGAGGCAAAGTCGGTATAGCTGATCAGGTTGCACGGCACACGGCACTTGCCAAACACACAGGGAATGGTGGTGCCGTAAGTGGACTGGGAGACCTGCAGCGAGAGGATGCGGCTATCCTGCCCGCTGAGTGTAGTGCTGCCACCGAAGCTCATTCGACCCCCCGCACGCGGAAGTATTCAACAGGCCGGCCTTCGAAGTGCCCGATGTTGCCGTCGGAAATCACTACGCGGCCGGCGCGGATATCCGCGTGGATAATCTGCGGCCACTCCAACACGATGGCGCCATGAGCGTAGCAGCGGCCCCATTGATACATCACGATATCGCCGGGCAGCGGCACGTCGACACGGTCTGCATGCGCCTGCAGGTAGCTGAGGAAGCGCTCTTCGCCACGATGCATCATCCAGTCGGAAGGATAGTGCTCAATGTCAAACGGCGGCACGACGCCGCAGTCCTCAACATAGACGGCGTAAAGCAGCTGAGCACAATCGACCCCGGCGCCAAACAGCCGCGCCTCGTGATGATAGGGCGTGCCGAGCCAGCGGCGCGCGGCCGCAATGATCTGAGATCTGTTTGCCATGTCAGTAGGATGTTTCCGGAGACGGGACAAAATCTTCGCCACGATAGCGGACTGTGTTACCAAATCGCGTGCAGGCGGCGCGGGTACCATCGCAGCCGGGCCAGATGACGTATGCGTCCCCAGCTGCAGGTTCGCGAACGAGCGGGTACGCCAGGGAGATTACGCCGCCAACCTGCGACTTCACCGTGCGATGTGCGCCGGCATTCAGGCCGGTGATAAAGCGGATCTCGCCGCCGTTGTAAATGCCGTCAGCGGCGGCGATCGGCGTCTGCAGGATCTGGCGCGTGGAGCTGGCGAGCAATGAGCCACTCAACTGATGCGCAGACCGGGCGATGCCGCAGCCGGCATCGAACAGTGTTCGATCACACCCGCTCTGAAAGACCGCACGGGGCCACAGGCGGTTGAGGTAATAGGTGATGCTCTTTACTTTGATCGAGATATCGATACCCACCTCCCAATCGTTGATCGGGCCACTGAAGCGCATCAGCGCCCCGACAATCGCGCCACCCGGGGTTGCAGCATGAGCGCGATAGAGTGTCAGCGAGGCACCATCAAAAGCACCATTAGCGGCCGCGTTGCGCCACGGCAGACCATACAGGAGATCGGATGTCTTGGGCCGCACGACAACAGTGAGGTCATCGGCATCGAGGCCGGCAGTCAGCCTCAGCGAGCTGCGCGAGATGAGCGGGCCACTGCCCGACCAGGTGAAGCCGAGTGCCGAGACATCCATACCGCCGTCAGCGAAACGCAGCGTAGTGCCTTCCTGCAGATCGATCTGATAGAGATCGACACTCCAGAACTTGCGCGTAGCCAGCAGCGCAACGTGATCAGATGTGAGAGTCAGGCTCATGATGGATAGATCTTGCTGAGAAGTTCGATCTTGCCGGTTTTCCAGAGGTTGTAGCAGATACGCTCGAAATCGGCTTTGTCATCTGCAAACCGGCAACGCATGTAGTAGGAGCCGCTCCAGGTGAGTACAGCGCCTGAGGCCGGCACGGCGGTGAACTGGATCAGGCCGGATGTGCTGGCGGTGTAGTCCTGATCCTTGATCTGCTCGACGCCGTTTTTGTACACCTTGTATCCAGCCTTCGGCGCCCACACCGGTTCAAGCCACGTACCGATGGGGCGGCAAAGCTGGAACAGCGACGTGCTGCCATCACCAAGCGAGAACTGCTGCGCGGTGACGGCGTTGTAATCCGGATCAAGAAACAGGAAGTCATCCCACGAGCCTTTGCGCGCATTGAAAAACGCGAGCAGCACATCGAGATCAGCGTCAGACACCACCAGTACGTCATACTGCAACGCGAAGCGCCAACGCGGCCAGGCGCGCTGGGCAATGGTGGTTTCAACGCCACTCCATGCTTCCTTGATATCGGTCTTCCACTCAGGCTGGCGATGGATGTTGATCACACAGCCCTTAAGATCAGGGAATACAACGTCGCTCATGTTTTCGGCCTATACCCTTCCCGTTGCAACTTCGCGAGGTTGTCGGCAATCTTGCGTGCGTTGCGCTCGATCTGGTCTTCAGTCAGCGAGCCGGAGTAGTCGTGATAGTGCACAGTGTGGCCGCCCCCACCGCCGAGCTCGCCGGCAGCTTCCATCGAGCCCAGCCGGCGCATGAGAGCCGATGGCTCTTTCGGCAACACCATTTCTTCCTCATGCAATTGGGTGAGCGGGTTGAGCCCCTTCGGGATATCCATCCCGCCGCGCGCGCTGGGTACCTTCGATGCATTTGCCATCACCGCCGCCATGATCGCGGCCATGGCAGCAACAGCGAGGATCGGGCCGACATAGGGGATAGAGGCTTGCGAGCTCGCGGCGCCGGAGCCTGCCTTTGCTGCATCACCGCCGATACCTGCCAGGGTGAGCGCCCGCTCTTTGATCCAGGCGGCCGCTTTAGCAGCGAGTGGTTTGAGAATCACCTCTTGAATTATCGACGTGCCGATCTGTGCCGTGGCAGTGCGCACGGCAGAGCCGATGTTGCGCCAGTTGCTGATGATCGACGTGCTCATTGTTACCATCTGCTGCTGCATTGTGTTAGTAACAGCAGTGATCGGCGATGCCAGCTGGGTAGACATCTGTTGCCCGTTGGCGACCAGTTGGGCGTTGTACTTTGCACGGATTGCGGCTTTCTGCTGCTCCAGCTGATCGAGCAGCACCGGGTTTTTGTCGGGGTCGCTTTTGGCGAGTTCCAGCCGCTGCTGTAGAGCTTGTTCTTCAAGCGTCTGCCGCTGCTGGATAAAGTTCCGCCTAACCTGCAGCAACTCGGTTTCGGTCATCGCTCCGATGCTAACCTGATACTGAGCGTTGGATTCCTGCAGCGTGATGTCATCGAGCGCCAGCTGCCGACTTGCCTCTGCCCTAGCTTGCTCGATCTGCTGCTGTTGCTCAACGGTCTTACGCTTGATCGCAATGATCTGGGCCTGGGAAGACTGGTACTCTTTTGAGTCCGCACCGTACCGCTGATAAATCAGATCGGATTCTTTTGTCGCCAGCGCGAGGCGCGCATCCATGTTGTTTTGGTATGCGTTGCCCTGGGCCTTGAGCGCTTCGAGTTCCTCTGCAAATTTTTCCTTGCGGATATCGAGCTGCAGAGTGGACATTTTCTGCGAGATGGTGACCTTCTCTTTTTCGGTGGCCGTATGCTTAGCGAGAACCTCTTGCCAGTACTGGATCTCCTGTTGTTTGCTCATCTCGCGCAAGTTGTTTTGCTCTTGATACGCGACCTTTGCGGCAGTGAGTTGGGCTTCCCACTTTTGCATGTTACTGGCATCGCCGGTTTTATCGTGCTCGGTGGTGCCAGCCTTACCGGTTTGTGATGTGCCTGCGGTTTTGGCTTTGGGGTTCATGAGGTTGTCCCACGAATCCGCCATTGATGAGCCAGTCTTTTTGATTTCCTCAGTCACGTTTTTAACGTGATCAACAGCAAGATCCTTCATTTCGCGCAGGCCGTTTTTCCACTGCGCAACGGCCCCCTTGAAATCCAGGTGCAGCGCCTTGTCCACCACCTGCATCCCATACACCACCGAGACAACCACCTCCTCAACGATGGTTTTGAGCGTCATGAATGCGAGGGTGATACTCAGCTTGACAGCATCGAAAGCAAGGATAAGTACGGTGACCGCGGCTTTCATCGCCTGCACGGCCTCAGGGCCATGCGAGGAGAGCTCCTCAGCCATCTGGGTGAGGACGGGCATAACAGCATCGCCTACCGTTTTTTCAACCGCTTCGAAAACCTCATTCATTTCGCGCTGGGCGATTTTGTATTTGGCGGCAGCCGCAACATCTTCCTGGCCGACTACCGTGCCGAGCGCGCGGGCACGCTTTTCGGCCTCTTCCATCTTGTCGGCCGTGAGCTTGAGTACCGGCTGGATCTCGTTCCACTGTTTGCCGTAGATCTTCATTCCTTCAAGGTTGCGATCGGTGCCGGCACGGAATTCGAGGAGCGCTTTATTGACATCGAGCATGATGTCGAGGTTGTTACGGTAGTGCCCCGTCTGGTCGCGCGTGGCAACACCAAGCGCCTTGACTGCATTTTCATTCGTGAGCATGGTGCGGGTGATTCGGTTCGCAGCTGTTACGGCCTGCTCACTAGAGCCTCCGACATCCTGCAGCGCCTCAGCCAGGGCCGAGGCTTGCACAACGTTGATGCCCATGCTCTTGGCGAGGCCATTAGCCTCTGCCGTCATCTTAATAGTAGCTTGCACAGACTCATGGAACATCTTGCCGCCGCCGATGATGGCTGTGATGGCGACAAAGGCGCCCCGCAATTTCTCAAATGCTCCCTGAATACCTTCGAGTGAGCCTTTCATGTGCTCGTGCGTAGCGGCCATATCTGACCGCATGTGCTTCATCGCGGACGCGAAGCCAGTATCCTCGGCAGTGATCTCGGTAGCGATCTGTTTGTCAGCCATGGTTATTCCTCGAAGAATTTTAGGGCCGGGTCATCAGGCAGCTTGCTCAGGCACTGCCCACCAAATAATGATTTGGCAATGTCGGCAGAGGCTTCGCCGGCACGCTTGGGCTTTTCGGGGCCTGGCAGCCCCAGGAACTTTGCGACTCGCCGCAGCTGCACGGGCAGTGCGGGCACTTCTTCCCAGACTTTCTGCAGCGCTTCGAGCCGGGGAATGTCCATTTCATTACGCACCGTTTCAGGTGACCAGCCGGTGAAGCTGGCCACCTGCATGATTATTGAGAGCCAGTCGGTGCGCTCTGGCTCTCCTGTGCGTTTCCCTGCGCGGCCTTCGCCTCAGCTTCGAGCGACTTGCGGAACATGCCGGAGACATCGAGCACCGCCTTGAAAACCACTTCCATGTTTTCGAGGCCGATGATTTCTTTCACCTGGTCGCGGGTGATATCCGGGTAGTTACGGCGCAGCGCGAGGTGTGCTGCATCGATCACCGTTTTGATGTATTCAGGATCAAGCGCGCCGCCGCTATAGTTGGTATTGAGCTTATCCTGCAGGATCTCCAGTGCGCCGAGGGTGAGCGGGGGCAGGACGTAGGCATTCCCATCCCCCAATTCGAGGCTCACACCCTTAACCATGACGCTCATGCCAGACACATCCAGCCGATATTGCCCGCCGTATCTGCAAAGCACGAAGCTTCGAAATCGGACTGGGCAAAATCATCACTCTTGAACGGCAGGGAAAGCTTGCCGCTCGATGCACGGTTGAATTTCATGGTGAGGGTTTTGCCATCCGGCGCGGCCTCGCGAAGGTACACCGAGAACGACGGCGTGAAACCCATGAGGTCGTTGGTGAGTGCAAACGTCTGCGCACTCGTGGATGTGGCGGTGAACTCGAAGTTGAACAGCAGGGCACGCGATGCGTCTGCCGAGGCAAACGTATAAACCCCCAGCGCCGATACACTGTACTGCCCCGCCGTGGGATTGCTGGCGACAGGCTGCAGCTGCTGGCCTGTGCTGGCATCCCACACGCCCAGATCGGCCACAAACGTGCCGCTGCTCGGCACGGTGGGCGTGACGGTGTAGGACGATGCAGAGGGAACTGAAGCCGGAATATCGGAAGCAACGCCCTTGATTCCGGTAGTTGCGCTTTTGCCGTAAAACAGAGCGCCCACAGCACCGGCATTGATATCGGCATACTTGGCTTTGATGCCGATCTTGCCTTTGCCCTGGCCGATAGCAACCGGGTAACGTTTGGAGCCGTAGAGCTCCTTGATGTCGATACTGATATCGAGAGAGATATCCTGCATCGTGCCGAGCAGCACCGGCTGAGCATTGCTGAGCGAGTTGCCCAGCGAGTCAGTCAGCGGCACAGCCACGAGCTTTCCCGCACCGAATACGTACATGATGGCTCCTATGAAAAATAAATGTCAGGCGCGCCGAGCAGGCGACGACCAGGGAGAAAGATAAGTGATACGAAACGCGGGCGTTGTGGTGCCGGCAGTGTTGTCGGCATCATCAAGCGCCCACTTCGTGCCAACGGGCTCAATGCGCGAGCAGAGGCCACCGAGCGTGGTATCGCGCATGATGGCCTCGTGGGCAGCAACGATGATCGGATCTGCGAGTTGATCAGGGATGTCGCCGCGCGTGTTGACATCAAGCTGCACGACAAACTCATGCCGCGTGATGGACTGGCCGAGTGTGGTATCGTCCTCATCCTGTGGGAGGATGGTGATAGACGGCAGCTCGCCCGAGGAGAGCGCTGCAGCGCGAGACCTGAAAACCGCTGCACCGGTTGATGCGGCGCGGAGGCGGCTTTCGATGGCTTGCAGAATCTGCTCGCGAATAGATGCCATGATCAGACCTTACTGAGGTGAGCGGTGCTGAGGGCGCCGTCATCAAGCTTGACGACGGTGCGTACCGCGTAGGTAGTGCCGTTGATCGTGAGCGTGTCACCATGCTTGATGCCTGCGAACGAAGCAGAGGCAAACATGGCGGCATACTCGGTAGAGAGTTGCTTGCCGGCCAGGACATCCTGATCAGGCATATCAAGCATCACACTGGCCGTGGCAGGCGAGCCTCCGCCTGCAGGGGCCCAGGTGGCTGATACGCCGAAGTCAGCAAAGAAGCCGGCAAGATCCTCGTCCACGATCAGGCTCCGGTACTGGTCTGCGGGATAGCCGTGCCGGCGGAGGCGGTCTGCAGGACAGCGGCAAGCGCCTGCGCCAGGGCGTTGATGTCGATACCACGGGTAACCGCTGCACTGGCCGTGGCTGCGGCCTGTTCACGTTTGAGGAGGTCTGCACGATCACTCTCCTTCGCGTATTCCAGTTGATGCGCGGCTTCGCCGACTTCAGGCTCCAGCTGCACGATGTCGCCCTCGGTGTAGACCTTGTCGACCGAGCCGGTCGGCGAGTCGACAGTGATCATGAAAATGAAGCCTGAGCGCACCACAAATTGTTTTACTGCCATTTGAATCTCCTAATAAGACAGGCCGCGCGTGGCGGCCTGTGTGGGTTGATGACGAATGCCTAAGCCGGAGGCTTAGTTGGTGAGTGCGTCGCTTATCGTGGAAAACGAAGCCGCGTGGCGCACGCCAATGTCGAGGGATTGCATTGCCCGCAGCAGCACGCCGCCCTGCTTGAACAGGGTGGCGTCGTACGGGTTCGGGAGAATTTCCAGTACCCCCCACTCACCGATGATCAGTTCGGCCCAGTTTCCAAAAAACACCTCTGAGCAGACGGAGGTGGAAGTGCCCTTGGTCAGCGTGCTGCGCGCCTGGTTGCTGCGGGCGAAGTCGTAGCCGTTGATCTGGCCCGGCGTGCTGGAGCGCTGGCCGTTGGGGCTGTCGGTCCAGAGGTACGAGCCGGTGGTGCTCTTCTGCTTCTTGAGCCAGCCGACCGTCTTGGCGTTTCCCAGATAGGCCATGCCATCCACATCGGCATTGGCGGCCGCCACAGCGGTTTCCAGGTCGATGAGGTTGTCGATGGTAAGCTGCGCACCGTTGGTGCCGCCGATCACCGAGCCGATGCCGGAGGTGTTGGCAATGCCAGTGGGCTGGCCGCCTGCGCCGGAGCCGGAGAGTGCGGCGAGATCGATGCCGAGGGCCAGCTGCTTGATCAGATCGTTGCGCACGATCATCTCGATATCGGGGGTGCTCTGCAGCAGCATCTGGCGGGAGACTGCCCCGTAAGTACCGATGGACTTGAACGACAGAGACACCTGATCGAAACTGGCTTCAGATTCGGTCAGCGCACCGGCTTCCGTGACCCAATAGGTCGAGGAGGCGCCGGTCTGGCGCGGGATGGCGACGTTGCCGACCAGGCCGGAGAGTACCGTGGCGCCGAGCTGCAGCACGCGGGCACGATTGCGCAGCACTTCGATGAAGGCATCGGCCAGCAGGTTGGTAGCCACCATTGCGCCGCCGGTTGCCGTGGCGCCGGCCGCGTAAGCAGCGCGCTTGCCGAAGGGCAGGTTGGTGGGCATGTAAAAACCCGCCGTTTCCTTGCCCATGCGCTTGCCGATCTCGGCACTAACTTCCTGCTCGAAACCGGCATTGCGCCAGTCGCGATTGATGACGGCATTGATGGCGCGAATCATGGAGTAGCGGGACTTTTCCGCTTCGCTCAGATCCGGCGCGTGGCCGCTTTCGGTGAGGCTTGCCACCGGCTTGGCCGAGCGGGTGAGCTGCAGATCCAGCACAGCGCCCTTGGCCTGCTCGATGCTGGCGCCATTTTTGATGAGGCCATCACGCATTTCCGCAGCCACGTTATGCGTACGGCACATCGCGTCGATTTCGGCCACGCGCTTGCGTTCTTCAGCCAGAATCTGATCGGCGGTTTTCTGTTCGCCGCCAGCGTTGGTTTCAACTCCCATTTTGCGTTCTCCCAAAAAGACGACGCCCTCGGTTGAGGGCGTCTGGTTTGCGGCTTGGCGGTTTTCCGGAGCCGGCGGTTTAACTACGGTTTTCTGCTGATTCGGCGGCGGGTCGGCCCGCGCACGGGTTTCGACGATGACGGGGTTTTCACTTTCCGTGCTGGCCGCGCGGCCGACGCCTACTGTGGCATCGGCCGGGATCGTAACGAACGAGACTTCGTACGGCTCCCAGTCTGTCGCGGTATAAATTTCCTCTTCGACATCCTCAATGAACTTGAATACACGGTAGTAGAAACTGACATTAACCAGGATGCCGTCGTTGACCTGCTGCATTGCCCAGTCGCCGCGCTCGTCCTTACCGAAGCGAACCGTGGCATAGCCGCGTGCGTCAGGGCCGATCTCTACTGACTCAACAATGCCGAGCAGGTCGTCTCTGCAGTGATTGAACAGCGCCGGCATACTCTCCTGCCGCTGGCCCGTGCGCATTGCACCAGGTGTGTGGCTGAGGATCTCGGTGCCGTACCACATGTCGACCGGTGTTTCGGATGAGAACGGAAAGCGCACAGTGCGCGCCGCCAGATCCACCTGAGGCGGCGCATCAGCGCGCAGGCTCAGGCTGCGATGCTGAGGCGCAAGAGTTTTTGGAAATGCCATGGGTATCTCCGGCTTAGAAAATAAATCGAGGGTTTAGGGTGCAACTTATGTGCAACTTATTTTTCTCATCAATACAGATCAAGGCCTGAGAAAGTTGCCATGGGAACTCCAGAAAACAGAAAGCCCGCGTGAGCGGGCTGGGGTTACGACAGCAGGTATCCCAGAGCTTTCAGCTTTGCGTTGACTGCATTTGCAACGATTGCATAGCCCGCTGATGTCAGGTGCAACCCATCTGCTGATGTAGCCGGGTCTGGGGCATCTACCGATGCATTGACGCCGCCAACAAGTAGAGAGCGCACGTCTAAGTACCGGTCTCCATAGGCCGCTTGCAGCGCAGCGTTAGCTGCAATGATCGCGTTGTACGCAGACGAGCCTTTGTTTTCCGTGCCGTCAGATCGATTGATAATCGATAGCACGATATATCGACCGTGCTTAATGCGCGATGCAATGGCTGCCACGTTCGGGATGATCGTGGATTGCTCTCCACCATCGTTTCGGCCAATCCACAGCACATGCGTCATCTCTGCTGTCGTATCTGTATTTGCAAAATAGACCGCGCGGATTTGCGTCGACGTATATCCCGCAATCCCTTTGTTTGTGACGCCCACACCGCACAACGCGGATAGCTGCTGTGGATACCCATTGCTCGCAGGAGATGCTCCTGATCCCTGAGTCAGAGAGTCTCCGTAGCACACAATCCCAATGTCTTTGCGCGACACAGATGCATACAACCGTTTTGAGGAGATAGCCGCTTGCCAGATTTTTACCGACCTGACCCAGCCAAACAAATACTGCCCCGATGTACCCCCTAAACTCTTTAACCAACCAAGGGATAGACTGAGCGTTCCAGATATAGCTTGCAGATCGGACCGGCTGACACAAAGGTGAGTATTGTTTGCGACGACGACGGCACCGCCTCCCGTGCAAGATACTGTCATTTTCACGACGTTTCCGGCGATTACGGATGATGGGTTGTCCGTGTACGTCACTACTGACAAAGACGGAGACGTGGAGATATTACTCCCCACAAAACAATTGAACGGTGCCGATCCGGCAAGACCAACGCTATGACGATTGTTGGTCGTACCGCCGAACTCAAAAACCGTTCTCTGTGTAGTTGGGGTTATGCTGGGATCCAGCTCCACTTCCACCTCTGCGGACCAGGCAGTAGCGACAAGAGAAGGAAGTACCGTTGCTAGGGCGATAGTGATAGCGTCGGTCGCGGATGAAACGTAAGCTCCTCGTGCGCTCAGCTTGGGAGCCGTGGCGGTTACGCCGGACGGCAAAGCATCGATCACCGTGAAATCCAACTCGTAGTCGGCAGGAGTCGTATTCAGTACATACAAAGCTTGCATCTGCTCTGGCGTCATCAAGCGTGACGATACCCTCCCAAGAGACGATCTCGCCGCCAACACCTCCGCCTGGGTGAGGCCAACCTTCTGGCCGCCCACCTGCATGTTTCCGACAAGATCCGATACCACCGGCAGGATAGGCACTGCTGGCGCCGCAGCGGCATCTGAGGCATCCCCCTGCAGGATCAGCGCGGCTTCTTGGTCAGCACTGAGCGTGTAGCTCTGGCCCTGCAGCAGGTCTTGCCCGTAGGCTTTGAGCGTGCGCTTTACGATGATGGTCATCTTGCTTACTCCTCAGTCTGGCCGTCTGCGCCGGCACTGTTTTCACTATTGTCTGCAGAGCCTTCGGCGGGGACCGGATCAGATGATGATTCATTACCATCGCCCGCTTCTGCGGTGGGGGTTCCTTGCTCTTTTCCCTTGTCGTCTGTCTGGCCTGGGTCGGTATCGAACACGAGATTGAGATCCGACATCATGTCGAGCTCTGCACGCCGAGCCTTGAAAATGTCTTCGGCATCAGCACCGCCACCGGTCTGCCCGATGACATCGCCGACAGTCATGAAGCCAGAGCGCACTGCCTGCTTGTATGCCGCCACTTCTTTGGTCGGGTCGATCCACGACCAGCCGGGGGGGCGCATGCGCACGGCGCGGTACTTGTCGCGATTGCTGTAGTAGTCCGGGATATTGAGCACACCAGACAGCACCGCAGCATCAAGCCAGCGGTAATAGATCGGCAGCATGTACTTGCAGATCAGCCAGCCTTGCAGGATGCGCCACAGGATGCGGTCTTCAAGCGCGGCCAGGCGGGAGCTGGAATAGTTGCTCTGCGAGTAATCACGCGACAGCCCTTCGTAGCTGCAGCCGATGCCGGCGGCGATCTCGCGCAGCATGAAGCGCATGAAAGCTTCGAATGCGGCATTGGGTCGCGAGGGGTTGAAGCCGACGAAGTCTTCGCCGGGCAGCAGCCTGCGGAACGTTCCGGGCACCGAGGCAAACTCCGGGCTTGCCTGCGGATTTGGTTCGCCCGCTGGCAGCTCTGGCGTGCGGATAAAGCCGACAATGTTTGCCCCTGCACGAGCGGCGACAATCTCGGCATCACCGTACCCCCGCATATCATTGAGGCGGCGGATGATGGCGTGCAGCCAGGGCACGCCGCGAGACTGAGGCCAGCGGTCAACAATGTAGATGTGCAGCATCTCGGCTGCAGGCACACGGATAAACTTGCTGGCGACAAAGTTGCGGAACTGGTAGTCGCCCGGATGATAGGGGTAGAGCCAGTATGCAGTGGGGCGCCCCCATTCGTTTTGCTCAACCCCCATCCTGATTGCATTGCCGTTGGGAGCTTGAGCCGTCTGCCATTGATCGATGATGCGGTCGGACTCAAATACCTCCAGCCCCAGGGGCACACGGCTTTCGCCGAAAGTCTGGGCGACCAGTCGGGTGGGAAATTCACCATCCTCTGCAACACGTCCGATAGCCATGCGCAGAACTTCGTTGAAATCGAGCTTGCCGCCCGCGTGGCACTGATCTCCCTGGCACCACTTTTCCCATTCGCGCTCGATCTGATCATTGATCGAATCGACAAGCTTGCCCCGTGCATTGCTGACCTGCGCCTGCAGGCGGATGCCCACGCCGACGACATTGTTCTGAATAATGCGAATGGCGTTTTTTGCGAACGCGTTATCACGTACGAGCTCACGGGAGCGGGCACGCAGAGCGCGTAGCGCGGTGACGATCTCGGAATCTGCTGAGGTATTGAGCGCCGTCCAGTCGCCGGTCAGGCGGTTGTATGCCGCGCCTGCGTAGGCGCGCTGACCGGCCTGCCCCTGCTCGCGGGCCCGCTTCTCGGCACGCTCGGCGTGCCACTTGGCGAGCACGACGCTACCTTTTTGCGCGACACGCTCGGTGTTGTACCAGCTCTGGCTGCTCATTACTCAAACCTCACGAGGGCGTTGCGCGGGTCGCCGAAGCCGTTGCGGATTGACTCTTGCGCACGCTCATTGGCGACGATACTGGTCCAGTATGAGATAGCATCAAGCAGCTCTTTTGCTGTGTAGTACTCGGCAGAGCGGATGCCAACCGTATATTTCTTGCGCTTTTGGCCGCTCGAAGTGAGATTGGCGAGCGCGGCTTTTGCATCGGCAAGGGCCTTCTCGGCCTGCGTACGCTTGTCGTACCCAGCAGCTTGGGCAGTGAGATCCGGCAGCACAGTGAGCGTGCCGCTGGCTACAGTGGCACGGCCGGCAATGCTGAGGGTGAGCACCGCGACCCAGGTGTATTGCCCGGCCTGTAGGGTGCTGCTGGTAGCCGCAGCGAGGGAGGTAGTCCAGCCGAGGCCGTTAGCGGTGGCCGGCAGATCGAGCGCGGACGGACCCCGCAGGCAGTACTTGAGCGATGCGCCGGCGGACGTGTAGCGCTTGCCGGCAAAGACGATATCGGTATCGTCCCAGCTGGCTGAGTCGCCCGCAGTGATCTGTCCAGGTATGTTCATTGATTACCAGTCCGTTGCCGAGTATCCGCCGCTCGGGGCGTTAAAAAACCCGCTCGGTTTTTGCTGAGCAGGTTGCTTGGGTTGCTGTGTTTTTACTGCCGGCTGATCGGGCTGCGCGCCGAGGAGATCCGGCTGCCGGATCTTTGCCTCTTCATCCGCCCACCGCTCAGCCTTCCAGAGGTTGATCTTGAGACTGCGCGCTGCATGCAGCGCATAGACTTCGCAGTCCAATGCCTCGTTACGCACGCCTGACTTTTTCTGCCAGACAAGCTTTTTCTTCATTGTCCGGTGAGGAGCCTTTACCTCACTGGTTATCTGTTCGTAATAATCTGGCCGCACACCCTTGTACCAGTGCATTCGACCAGGACCGACTCCAGTCAATTTGATGCGCCCGCCCGATGCATCACTGCCGAGGATCAAATCCTTAGCGCGATGCCCCCCGACAATGAATGGGCGCAGACCGTACTTGTGCGCCTTCTGCTGATTATTGGTGTCGACCGAGGTTCGCGGCGGGCTGAATATTTCGCGTTCATCGCCCATCGAGCTACCCTTGATTGCCATATACCCGCGACTCTGGCGCGAGCGTACAAACGTATAGACAGCATCGGAGGTGTTGCCGTCCGACGAGTCGACACTCACTGCCCGAATAAAGAGCTGCCCCCCATCTGCATGGGGAATGGGCTTGCTGAGCAGCGCATCGAGATCCTCCCAGGCGCCTGCATTCGGCACTACGGTCTGCCCGTATAGCTCACCCCAGTACAGCAGCCAACTTTCTTCACCAGGGCCCCAGGCTTTGACGACCACCGCCAGCCGGTTACCCTGAACGTCGACCCCGGCCGTGATAACCCAGGCTCCATGAGGGACAACCCATTCGGGATAGTCCTCTGCACGGGCTTCGAGTACTTCGGTGTCGGGCAGGTCGCTAGCAAATTCGTACGGCAGCCCCTCCTGGTTGTTCCTGAAGGACTTCAGTTTGCTATCGTCGCCCTGCTCAAATGCATGCCTGGCTTCGAGGTACTTCTTTGTCAGTTCATAAAACCGTGAGCCATTAAACGGCGAGTACAGCTCGTTGATGTAGAACGAGGCGACACCGTGAAACGGCGCTGATGCAACCCAGTGGCCCTTGCGGACGTTGCGGTTTTTCTCCGCATCGGCCCAGGTCCACTGGCAGTGTGGGCAGACATATACTGAGGTTTCCGGCAGAGCGTGGCCGTAAATCTCGTGCGAGGATTTAGGGTCCTCAGACCACTTTACGTTTTCCCACGCGAGCACATGCTCCTGCCCGCAGCGATGGCAGGGCACAAAAAACTTTTGCTGATCGCCCGCTTTGTATGCCATCTCTATACGCGAGAGGCCGGCGATGGTGGGCGTGCCGCCCATCACAAACTTGCTTTTGGTGTAGGTCTTTTGCCGCTCGTGCAGAATGGTGATTGAGTCACCCTGGTTCGCTACGTCGGTATTACAATCGTCAGGTTCCTCAACAATGGCGACTGGTGCCGGCGTGCTCTTGACTGATGTCGGGGAATTCGAGCCAACGAACTTCAAAAACCCGCCAGGGAATTGCTTGAACTGCCAGCGGTTGTCACGGTCGCGCCGCTTATGCACTGGCAATTTACTGGCAAGGCGAGGCGTTGCCTCAACCATCGGGACGAATTTCTCGTCGTTATATTCTTTAGCCGCGCCTTCTTTCGCGAACAGAATGATGATGGGGCACGGATCAACATCAATCCGCCGGCCAACATAGTTGTTCACCACCCCATCCGTCCAGGCGACCTGAGCGGATTTCATCGCTGCAACTTCACGCACATCAGGATTGTCGAGCGCCGCATGCATCCCGGCAACCCAGGGGGTTAGATCCGGATTGTAACGGCCAGGCCTGCCTGAGCCTTTCTGACTCAGCCGGCGATACTCACGCGCCCACGCTGTCGTCGAAATTTTCTCCGACGGCTTCAGCGTCACCGTCAGACGCACGAGCAGCGCCCTCACCGCTTGCGTCGTATCGAGCAAACTGGCTGAGGGCATCACGCGTGTATCCGTTCAATATGTCGACATCAATGTCGATGCTGTAGAGCGCATCAAGCTCGTCTTTAAGTTTGTCGTCACGGGACAGCAGCTCAGTGCGGAAGGCCGATACCATCTGCATCAGCGCCGGTTCAAGCTGCAATACATTGATGAGCTGCCCGCGCTTCTCAGCCACCTGCAGTTGTTTGAGCTCACGATCAACACGCTCTGTCAGTACACGCTCACGCACCAGGTCGTCGCCGTCTGAGCTCTTGTGGCCGGAGGCTGCGTCACGTAGGTTTTGGCAGTACGCCGCAATCCATTCGCGGAGCGGAGCTTCGCGCCGCAAAATGCCGCGCTTGATTGCCTCGCCGATGGCTTGCTTCGAGCAGCCGACCAGTGAGCCGAAAGTCTCATATGTGACGATGGCATCCAACTCACTCATGTCCGGTCAACCCCCCAGGCGAATCAAAAACTAGTGAAAAACCGCGTCGCTAGTGCTCGCGGTGATTGAGGTGGAGAAGGACCCGCCGATTATTTGGCCTTGCCCATCAGGTAGTCCAGTTCGTGCGAGAAGTTGGCGCCGAACTTCTCAGCGATGAACTTCTGCAAGGAGGACTGCACCACTTCATTGGCAAACGCGGACGGCAGGCTAGGGCCGTACAACTCTTTGATGGGCAGGCCAGACCACACCACCTTGCCACCCTTGACTGTGCGCTTGTGGCTGCTACCCACACGCTGGAATACGCCACGGTGGCCGGTGGGCATGGTAGCAACGAATGCACCCAGGATAGTCTTGCGGCCACCCTTGACTGACACGCTCACACCTTTTGCCGTCTCGCGTGCCGAGAAGTTGATCAAGGGTATCGGCCTACCCTTACACACCAGTGCTGCTGTCTGCTGTGCTGCCGATGCCTTCACCACCCGAATGCCTGCCTTGATCTGACCCACCGGCAGCTTATAGCCTGCATCACGGATCTGCCGTGCTGCATGCACCTTAGCCTGATCTGCCGTGCGATTGAGCGCACGCACGATAGCCTTGGTCTTGACCTTATCCTGCAGATCCTCGAACTCACGAGCGATCTGCATGATGTTTGACCGGATATCGATTTTGATCATATAGGCCAGAAACAAAAAGCCCCGATGCATACGCACCAGGGCCATCAGGATTTTTGGGCGCACGAAGCCCGCCTGTTCGGAATGATAGCAAACCAAACTCACAGGTCAACTCCTTTTCGCGGTAACAGGATCATCAGCGATTCGTGGGCACGCTGCAGGACGATCTCATACGGATCACGCGGGAAGCGATAGACCGACATCAGATAACGCCGATGAATGGCGCAACGATCAGCCGCTGGCAGATCACTGACCGCAGCATCAACAGACTGCATGCGCTGACGCTCCATTTCGGTATAGGACTCATCCCCGTCATACACCCCGCCGCCCGTAGAAAACCCTGCAGCACGATTCGGATAGCCCAGGTCGATGCGCAGTGAGCTTGTCCAGTGCGCCCAGTCTTCAAGAATCGCGATCAGCACAGGCATACGCCGATCAATTGCAGCCGAAATTGGTTGTGTAGCTCCCATCGTCATTCTCTCCCACGTTGATTGCGTTGATGGATTTTGCGGAGTGCCGCACGTTCAGCATCCGTCGAGACGTCTATCTGGTTGAGGTTCAGGCTTTTTGCGTCAATCTCGGCACGCAGATCCGCCCTGCCGATCTCATGTCCGTTTTCCGAGAAATAGCAGGTACCGACCTTGATGCCTTTTTTGATTGCAGCGTCATCGGTCAGGCCGGCTTCACGCATCAGATCCACAAATTCACAGCAGACCGGCATGAGTTCGCGCATTGGTTTGTTTTCGCTCATGGTGTCCGACCTCTCAATAGGTCGGACGTCAGGTCGGACACCGGAGAGCCGCTCCAATACTGGTGGTGTCCGACCGTCCTACTAAAAGTAGGTAAATAAAACGTAATTGCGTGCGTGCGTGCGCGTGCGCGCGTGTACGTGTGCGTCTGTGAGCCGAAAAAGGTCGGACGGTCGGACGCCGCTAGGCGCGGCGCGGGTTTGCGGTGTCCGTTAAGGTGTCCGACCTTACCGGTAGATCGGACACTGCGAGGAATGGCGCGGCCCGCAGGTGTCCGACCTATATCTACAGTATCAAAATGGAATATCATTTGTCCCTCCACTGGTTTGCGTGTCCGGGCGAATCCAGGCATTGAACCGCGCATGCTTAGGCCCGCGTTTTCGATTGAGGTATCCGAGCTGCTGCATGATGGCGCCGACACGCATCTGCTCCGCCTTGCTCCAGCGGGCTTTTTCGAGCTTGAGCGCATCGCCGAGCAGCTCTGCTGTGGTGTAGTACTCCAGTGTGTTGTTTGCGCCGATGTACTCAAGGATTGGCTGCGCCCAGGCATCAATGATCTGGCGCTTGTCTGCCTGCTCTCGGAACAGATCCCACTCAGTCCAGACAACGCCGCCTGCCGCCGCCTTTTCTTTTTCACTACGCTCCGGGTCGATGACCACAGCATCTCTCTCGACCCACCATCGCCGATGTTCTCGAAAGTAATGGACTGCTTCAGCCCACAACTGGTCACGGTCGCGAGTGATCGCCTCATAATCGATGATGCCTGTCTGCACGGGCCATACGCGCCGCATACCGGTAGGGTCTTTGCCGTACAGCCCCTGGTTCGTGGTGCCGATGAATATGCTGGCGCGTGGCACGTCCTCCGCTCGCTTGCCGTAGTGCCATCGCACACGGTCAGTAGACGACGACATGAAGAGCTTGAAGAGGTTGTCCTCGGCTTTACTGAACGCATCCAGCTCACCCATCTCATACCCCCACTTACCTTGCATCTGGCTCAAGGCATCCTTGTTTTCGAGATTGAGTTTGCTGTCTGCAAAAAATTCCTCGCCGAAGAGCGATTTGAGTGATGATGATTTTTTCGCGCCCTGGCCACCTTCCAGCACTACCATCGTATCGAGCTTGCAGCCTGGGCGAAGGGCTCGCGCCACAGCACCAACAAACCAGTAGCAGGCTGCGAGCTGCAGATAGATGCGCAACCGGAGTTGCTCATCGTATTCGAGTGAGCCGAGCTCTGAGGGTGATGCGGCCCCCCAGTAGGTCATAAACGCCCGCTTGATGCGGCTCTCACCATCCCATTTCAGCCCATTCAGATAGTCAGCCAGAGGGTTGTACTTGCATGCCAGGGCTCGCGCCATCACGGCATCCATCACAGTGGATTTTCGCGGCTCGAATTCATATTCCCGTGACAGATGCACCATTGCCATGATGTCATCAGAGTCGGTCCATTCCTGCTCTTTGCCTGATTCCTTCCGCCTGACTATTCTGTATGCGTATGAATTAAACGCAAGCGCTGAGTAAGCCGGATCATGATCCAGCACGAGCAGGGTGTTGAACAAATTTGGCAAGGGCAGACCGTACTTGTTGGTGCGGAACTGTGCCACCCAGCTTGCACGCTCTGCCGCCTCTTCAAGATATTCATCATCAAGCGGTGGCTGTGGTGGTGGCCCTGCAGGCGTTTGATCTTCAGGCGCCGGCGGTGCATCGGTCTGCACCTCATCTTGCGCTGGCGCAGCCTGAACAGTGGGAGAAGCCTCTCCCCCTGGTTGCTTACGCTTTGTCGGGAAACGCCAGCCGGCCTGTTTTGCCAGCGAGAAGATCACTCCCGCGCCGCCCTGATTGCGCCCGTCGAATGACTTCCAGTGCCCCACCAGAACAGACTCACCCGGATAGCTGGCTCCGCGACGGGACCAGTAGTCCCAGATACCAAACGCATCAGCACCAAGCTTTGCATAGATCGCCATGCCCACAGCGATCCATTCGTTGTATGCAAGATCCGCATCGATCACCGCGAGCGCGCTCTCGATAAGCTTGCGCTCCTCCTGCAGATCAGTGGGAACATTTACCGGCGACGATGTGCGCGGCGCGGAGGGCCTCTTTTTGCCGCGCTCAATGATGCGCTTGACGCGCTCCAGCGCCTCCGCGTCGACGGGCATGACCTGATCCGGTGTGCCGGGCCAGTGCCGGCCCGTAACCGTGAAGTACTGTCGCCCCGAATACATCTCAACGCCAACGCCCCCGCCAACATCATTGGCGCGGCCTGTGACGGATGATCCGTCGTCGCCCTCGGGCGGCGTCCACAGCACATACAGGTGCAAGCCCTTGCCACTTGGCGTCACCTCAGTGTATGTGCCGATCAGATGAACGATCTCTTCGGCCACCGACGCGACTTCGCCGGTTTCCGGATCGATCGCATCGTCGATATCGATACCGACAATGCCGTCGCCAGGCAGGAAGGCGAAGCCGATGCCATTCCACCCAGGGCGACTGGCCGTTGCTACTGCCGCATCAAGGGCCGCCAGCTTGCGGCGATCCTGCGGCGAGCCCTGCTCAGAAAACCGCTTTGCGCCGGACGCGTAGTACGGCATCTTGCGCGGTTTTTTATCCGTCTCCTTTTGCTCAAAGCGCCAGCAAAGCCACTGTCTCCGGTCGCGCAATGCTGTTGGGATGTTTGCCAGCTCAAAGGCTGGCTTTGGGGTATCGGTCATCTGCGAGCCTGCCGATAGTCCCAATCATCGCGGCACTCTGCCGAGCAAAATGCGCCACCGGGCACCGCCCGGCAGCCACACTCGTTTGCACACAGACCGTCCGGACTACGTGTCGGGCCTGTTGCGCGGCGCGCCTGGGTAGCGATCTCGGTCGCGCGCTCACTCTCCTCGACAGCTCTATCGATCCAGTCCATACGCCTCCCGCATAGCCTTGACCTGCCCAAGAATCTGGCGACGATCCACCAGCGGGTCATATTCACGCGCCTCGCAGGCGACCAGGAAGGCGCGAAAGCGGGTACGGATGCCGTCCGGTGCATCGGCATTGACTGCGAAGCTCGGCAATGTCAATTGCGCCTGGTATTGATCGCCGCGCCGCTGTAACCACAGCAACTCGGTCATTGTCTTGTACTGTTCGTGCGGCAACGTTACTGACATACAGCCTCCCAGAATCGATGTTTCCAACGATGGACCACTGTTACCTGCCCCAGATCGAGCAGTGCATGCAGAGCCAGTGATGTCTCTGCATGCGTGATCCCAAGCCCCTTCACAATCGCCGAGTTACATACCGGGCCATGCTCGCGGACGTAGCTCAGCACATCAGCCCTGCGGCGGCCTCGAATGGTCTTCGGAGCCTCGGGCGCCAGTGCGCCATGAAGCCCCGCAAGCTGTGCGGTTATCGATAAATTTGTAACCATAGTTACGCCCCTAGGGGTGCATGAACAGCACCATCAGATGCCGCTGGACTAGGTTGGGATCGGAATGCCGACGGGTCGTGCAGCACGAGGAATCGCCGCTGTGCCTTTGGTATCCCGGTTTTCCGCCATTTGCTGACCGCCTGAGGAGTGATATCCAACAGACGGGCCAGCACAGCAGGGCCGCCCAGGTTGTCGATAATTTCGGAGTCGGTGATATGAGTATCCATGACACAAAATGTAACCATAGTTGCAAGCTTGGTGTCAACTATATTTGCGCAGACCCGTGCGATTATTCCGCTATGAGCAAACTGGCAGAAAAACTGAAGCGTTGGCGCCTGGAACGGGGGATGGATCTCACTACCGTTGCCGGTAAGCTAGAGATATCCAGACAGGCGTATTACAAGATTGAGGATGGATCGGTCGAAAATCCCAAGATCGACACCTTGATCGCCCTGGCGCGTCTGTACGGTACGAGCGTATCCGCGTTGATTGACGACCCCGCTATTGCTTATGCGTCAGCCAAAGGCAGCAACCCCCTTGAGCTGCGCGAGAGCGATCTGCCCGTGCTCAGCCCCAGCGAGCACGATTTGATCCAGACATTCCGGCAGGCAGACGTCCAGCAGCAAGAGCTTATCGTGGCCCTTATCAGTCAGTTTCAGCCACGCAAATCGACCCCGAATCGCCGCTTACCCCTCCCCGGAAAAACCACGGGAAGTGTGAAAAAAGTCCCACCGGTAAAGAAACCTACAAGCTAAAACCTGCCCTTATGGGCATACAATACTCTGGCGTACGTTTTATGCTCGCAGAATAGAAAAAAGCCCGAACGAATCGGGCTTTTAAACTGCCGTGGTCAGCAGCAGCATACAAATGGAGCTGTGGGCTTCTTGTCAGAGGGCCCGTCGAACGCAGCACCAACCCGCGTGGGGACGCGGTCATGCATAAACATAAACAATCACTTAATCGATCGATACTAAACTTCCGTATCTTCGATAATAGACGTCATCAGACGGGCGGCACCGAAGTGCGCATCCGCAGGACGTCGCTCGACCCACCCCGCAAGTGCATGCCGCATCGGCAGCTTTCCGCCTTCTTCGCGGCGGGGCCAGTACATCACAGTCAAACCATCAAGCTGCCCGTTCCGGGCCAAATCCATCAACTGACCAAGCAGTTGCACACACGCTGTCGCGTCTGTTGCCGTGGCGTCAAACAGTCGACGTCGCATCTCTTCATTCCTTCCTGACCTACAATGTAACTATAGTAGCTGCCCCGTAACCATAGTTCCTCCTTGCCGCCCGCCTTTATCAAATATTCACATTTTATTTAGTCCGCCCATCCTACTAAACATCTCGAGGTTTATATGCGCCTGATACTCTCGTTTGTCGGATTTCTCCTCCTGGTCGGCTGCGCCACCCTCTCACCACAAACCGCCGAAGATGTTGCCGCTGGCACGCGGGTCAGCACCGACCCATATGCTGCACTCACCGTCTACACGTCTGCACCGCTCAGCGTAGAAAAGGTCGGCTCCTGGTTTAATGCCGGCTTCGCCCTGGCTAGCCTGCAGGCCACGCAAAGCAAAGACGGCACCGACGCCGGCATGCTCATTTACTACAACAGTCAGTCCTGGAGCTTCTTTTCCTCCGCACTTGATCTTGATCAAACAGCATTTACCGTCACCCAGATCGAAAGGGCAGTGCAATCTGATGCCACTGTGACTGAACGATTCATAGTGCACATTCCCACTGATTACCTGCGCAAACACACTGAGACTGGGCTCAACGTCAAAGTGTACGGCAGTCGCGGAGCAATCATCGTCACTCTGCCGGCCTTCTACGTGCGAGGGTTTTTGACTGCCGCACATCTCTCCTGATCCGTTAAATAATTCACAGACGACCCGCACTTCGCGGGTCTTTTTTTGCCTTTTGTGCGCAACTATGGTTGACACGTTTTTTAACTTGCAACTATAGTTGCCACAACATCACGCAGACGTTACACCACACGAAGGGGGACACATGAGCAACGGAATCGAACTCGGCAGCACCGCGAAAGACGTTGTGACCGGATTCAGCGGCACGGTCACAGCAATTTGCTACCGACTCAACGACCGGCCCGACGTGCTGATCGAGGGGATTGATAGCCACGGCCAGCCCGCCGAAATCTGGATCAACCAGGGGAGAGTCTCTGACATCTCCACCCCGGTTGCCTGAATCACACCACTGAATCTCAGGAGAAAGTCATGGGGACACAAACCATCACTATCGACGAGCTGATCGATCTTGCACACAAGGCGCTCGTGCAATACCCCGATACAGCCAAGCCGGACCGCACCTGCCGGGCATTTGCGTCAATGCTCATCGGCTCGGTGCAAGCCAAGTACGGGCAGGCCGCTGCAGACCTGATCTCCGAATCGCTCGGCATGCACCATCTGGTCGGCAACTGCCCCGAGCGGCTGGCGCATCTGCGCAGCATGCCCCTGCTTAACCGGGCCGAGATGTGGAAAGCCGGATTCACCCCCACCGCCTCAACCCAGGAGGCCAGTCATGTCTAACACCCCCGCGACCTCGCCGGCAGAGTACGGCGAAGTGATCAAGATCCATCGGCAAGACCGAATGGTCCGCCTCCCGAATGAGACGCTCGAAGGATTCATCGAGCGTCGCAAGGCCGCACTGCACACCGAGTTTGCCGAGTTTGCAAAAGAGGTGCACTCGCATGTCACGGTCCATGTGTACCCGGTGAACAAATGAGCGCCGGCCTCATCACCTTTGTGTTGCTTGTGATCGGCAGCCTCATGACTGCCAATCACGCCCGCGTCACCCTGCGCAACCGCAGCAGCGGAGGCGCATCGCGGCTTTCCACCCTGTATTTCACCGGCATGGCCGCATGGCAGGCGTGGTTCTTTGGCTCGCTCGGCGAACCCTGGGCCTGCGCTGGCTGTGTGTTGCTCATGCTGGCTCACATCGTGTGGCTGGCGCTGCTCTGGCGCTTCCGCCGCGCATCGAGTGCCGATCTCAACTATCTGAGGATATTGTCATGATCAATCGTCTTGTCCGCAACATCAAGATCTACCACTACGCGCTGTTGCTCTCGCTGTTCGACACCATCGCCGCCGAACTGCCGCGCCTGCGCCCCTGGGCACAGCGCAAAGGGGATCTGGTATGGCGGAAGTTTGCGCGCGCAAAAATCAGCCTTCTGCCTGCACGCCCGTACGCGGCCAGCAGGAAGCAGGGTAAGTGGAGCTATGAGATGAGCGAACTAGAGGAATTCAACACCCGTAAGTTCAAGCTCGTCATTCCATCATCTGTTGATCTCGGGGACTTCGTCAAACCGTCTCTGGGATTTTCTCCGACAGAAAAAGAGATATCCCGGTTTGTCAGGACAGCACAAAAGCCTTTTGTTTTGACCGATGTTGTTCTGCATCTGCGGCGGGTACATCTACTGCCTCCCGGCCCTGGCGATGTCTCCCCGCAGACAAAAAAGGATATCGACTTTTATCTGCAGCAGGCGGGGGCCGTAAAGATAACCAGACCGCTTTACGGTAGCGACCCTGTCATTCCTCTGCGGATTCTGCATACCTACGAACGCCCGGCCCACCCACAGCCCCGATAGACCGAGCCCACCATGCCCTCCGCCAGATACCTCAGCACCGCGCAGATTCGCCGCCAGCAGCCCGCACCGCTCAGCATCACCGAGCCGATGCCTGTGGTGCTGCTAAAGGCTCTGCGTGACGCTGAGGACCGCCTGACACGTCGCGCGCAGGACGAACGCGACATCGAGGTACTCACCCGCATGCGTGCCGTAATCCAGGCGGCGCGCGCCGAAATCGGAGACTGAGATGGCAGACACACACGGCAACAAGCGCGGGCCGCGTACCCGCGAGTCATACATCGCCGAAGCGGTACGCATCTGCAAAAAGCATGGCGGCGTGTTTTTCACCGTTAAGCGCGATGTGTTCCGCGTCTATCGCCGCAGCAGCAACCCGGAGCATCACGCTCCAATCTTCCTCGGTGAGCGTAGCACGCCCGCCACGTTCCTGTCCCTGGTGCGCAACGTCACCGGCAGCACCGACGCCGCGCCGAAATCCTGATCATCACCACCCATACCCATAGGACATACCATGAAACTGCCCACTGATTTGCCTGCCACCGGTCAGCTTGTCATTGTCACCTCTGCCCAGGTTGTTGCCTCTCTCACCAATCCGCGCAAGACGTTTGCCGAAGGCCCTCTTCAGGAGCTCGCCGATAGCATCCGCATCCACGGTATCCTGCAGCCGCTACTTGCGCGCCCGTTGCCCGCCGCACGCTGCTCATGGCCGCCAGAGGTGCAGTATGAGGTTGTCGCTGGCGAGCGGCGCCTGCGTGCCGCCATCATCGCCATGGTTGATGAAATCCCGCTGATCGTGCGCGAGCTCGATGACATCGAAGTACGGAAGATCCAGCTCATCGAAAACCTGCAGCGCGAGGACCTCAACGCGCTCGAAGAGGCCGAGAGTTACCGCGCCATCCTTGATGAGCACCTCATCAATGCCGACCAGCTGGCAGAGCAGGTGGGCAAGAGCCGCAGCTACATCTACGGACGCCTGCGCCTGTGTGTTCTCACAACGAAGTGCCGCGAGTCGCTCGAAAAAGGCGAGCTCGATGCCAGCGTGGCACTTTATCTTGCACGCATCCCCGTGCCCAGCCTGATGGACAAGGCTCTGCAGGCTGTGCTTGGCATTACCGGCTATCTGGGCCGCGCCATGAGTGCCCGCGAGGCACAGAAGCACATAGAGCAAAGCTACACGCGCAAGTTTGAGGATGCCGACTGGCTCCTTGACGACGCCACGCTTGTGCCTGCTGCTGGCGCCTGCAGCACATGCCAGAAGCGTACCGGCGTCAATACCGTGCTGTTTGCCGATGCGAGTGCAGACGTATGCACCGACCCGGATTGCTTTACTGGCAAGTGCGCGGCCTACCGTGAGCGCAAGTTGCATGATTACACGCTGGCCGGGCACACCATCAAGACTGCCGAGGAGTCTACAGAATTTATGGACTACCCCGGCGCCGTGCGCCCCAGCATCTGCTCCGGCCTGCAGGCTATCGATGACGCCACGCGGGACGCGATCCAGGGCAAAGACGTCAATCTGGTCATTCTCCAAAACGCGCATGGTGACATAATTGAATGCGCCGACGCCCAGGAACTGGCAGCCGTGTTGCCGCAGGAGCTGGAACACAACAAGAGCCAGCTTGATGACGAGAAGAATGCTGAGTGGGTGCGCCGGAATGCTCTGTATGAGCAGAAACGACAGCAGAGCCGGCAGCAGGAAAATCTAATCAATACTCTGAAAGACTTAAGCCTCAAACAAGCATCACTCGATGTCGGCATGCTCTCTACCCCTGCTCCGCGCCGGCTGGCATTTCTCTGCGCCCACCTGACGTCTGCATTTTTCTATCAGAGCTATGACGTTGAGGACCTTGAGCGCGTCGCAAATAGCCTGGGTATTAATCTTGACGACGTTGAGGCAAAAAACTACGAAGAGGGAACGAAAATTCTGCTTCCTCTGATTAGGGAAAAGATTTTTACCCTTGATGAAAGCGTTCTATACGTCATTCTTTTTGAGATCGCACTCAAAATAGATGGCAACGAAGACGATGCCGGCTTCGCACACTTCATTACCAGCGCCGCACTCGCCGGCATCGACGTAAAAGCCGCGCAGCATACCCTCGTTCCCGTGCAAGAGGATCTGCTGCTTGGAGAACTGGACACCCTCCTGGCTGCTTCCTCCCCTACCGCAGCTGCGCAAGCGCAAGAGGATCAGGAGAAGGCGCAGAGCGAAGAGCAGGGTACGCTCGATCTGCCGCCGGCTGCTGCGCACGAAAACTCCGGCTGGCCGTTCCCGCGCGGATCAGACGATACCCCCTCTACCCAGGCTGCGCCGGCGGCACAAAGCAAGCCGAAGAAGGCAAGCAAGGCCAAGCCAGCCCCGAAGACAGCCGAGGCGCCCGCAGAAAAGCCCCAAGCGAAGGCCAAGACGCCTGCAAAGGCCACAGCAAAGACAGCCAAGAAAGAGGCCGCTAGCGCGGCGAAGAAACCCGTTACAAAGGCGCCCGCCAAAGCGGGCACCAACAATAGCGGCCGCGCTGCGGCCGGTGGAAAGAAGAGGGGCGGCGCGGCATGATTCCCGTCAGCTACCCCACGCTCAGCCCCGCGCAGTTCGCATGCTGCGTGTGGCGCCCGGTCGATCTCGGAGCCCCGATCCTCGTGGCTTATGACGTACTGGTCACTGGCACCTCATATGCAGACGCGGTAGAGCAACTGTATCCGGCAGAGGCCGGCGACGCCCCGCATCTGTACCTAAGGAAGGCTCTGCGCGTACTCACCGAGCGGCACACCGACCGGCTGCGCGCCTACGACAACTGGGCCGGCGATCCGCTGCGCTTCACACCAGATCAGTGGATGTGCTCAGCAATCGCCCCCTCGCGCTGGAAAGAAAGAGCCTTCGAGATCCGCAATTGCCTTGTCAACGGGCGAACACCTCCGCCAGATCTGCGCAGCAGCTCGACCTACCCCAGGATACTGCGGCGTCACTTCGGCAACCTGCTGGCATACACCAACTATCGACCAGGAGGGGTGCGGCCATGATTGCCCTGCTTATTGGCGGCTTGTCGCTGATGTTGGACGCATCTTTTGCGTTTAAAGAAATGCGCAAGACCAGCAACAAGACTTTCTCGCGCTTCGTCGCCGCCACTCTCGGGTTCATCTACAGCGGAACCGGCATCTACCTGCTCATTGATGCCGCTCATCGCCTTTTCTAGGAGACCACCATGCTTATCACTGTCATCATCAATCTTCTGTTCCTGCTCCTCGGCGTTGGCATCGGTGTTGCCGCGATGGCGCTGGTGCGGATGTCGGAGCCCCACCAAGATTTTGCCGACGCCACAACCCAACATCAACTGATCTTAGCCGCCTTCGATCTGGCTTTAGCTTCCAAACAGGTCATTACGGATTGTTTCGCCCCGCTCCCCGTGGATATGACCGCCGATGAGAAAAAAGCTGTTTTTGCGCTCGATCGCGCAAACAGGGCGTTCGCGCTTGCCAGGGAAAGCTATGAGGGTAGGTGCCCAATCATTCCCGTTAAACCCAAACCCTTTAACCCTATCGCCGAAGAACTTGTTTTGGGGAAAGGCGAATGGGAGAAGATCCTCAAGAAACTCGACGGTAAGAAGGGTGGTAAGTGATGGAAGAAAAAATAATACCCCCAAAAAAATACGCCCTACATCCTGGGTTCGTGAAAAGCCGAACGGACGGTGACCGGCACTACATCAGCGCCAAGTATCTGGCTTTCTTGTATGGCGTCGATATGCGGGAGTGCGAGATTTATTCGCCGGGTCCGAACTGGTCTGAGATGGAATACCGGCAGGCTGGCGACCAGATGAGAAGAGAGCGCGTTGCGAGGGGCGAGATGCTCGGCGCTGCAGCTGAGCGCTACGGCATTACCAGCGCCCAGCTCAGCGCGGTGGAACTTGGGAGAAAGTCGTTTTGCCAGGTGTTGGCCGAGTGCAAGGGAGAAAAAAATGATTGAAGTAAAAGAAGAAAACCGGGTGATCTGGCAGAAAGACCTGATGAAGTTGATGCAGGTGACCTCGGAAACGGTCAGGCGCTGGAAAAAGGCGGGCAAGCTGCCCGCCCCTGATGTCTCAATCTCCCGCCGCACTGTCGGCTGGCGTGTCTCCACCCTGCGTGCCGCCGGCATCAACCTCGCATGATGCGAGCCAGTCAGCCCAGGCTTGCAACATGTCCCTTCGTTGCGGCAGGTACTCGGCGCGGTTATAGGCCGCGCGTACCTTGTCGTCTGGGGCATGTGCAAGCTGGCGCTCGATCCAGTCTTTGTCGTATCCCGCCTCGTTAGCCCAGGTGCTGGCCACGCTCCGCCAGCCATGCCCCGTCATCCTGCCTTTGTAACCCATTCGATGCAGTAGATAGAGCACCGCGTTTTCCGACATCGGGCGTGCCTCGGTGCGGTCTGACGGGAAAACGTAAATACTGCCGTTCCACCTGGTGCGCAACTCAGCGAGAACATCGAGCGCCTGCCGGCTCAGCGGCACCATGTGGTCGCGCTTACGTTTCATGCGACCAGCGGGGATGCGGATCACCTCTCCATCAATATCATCCCACTGCAGCAGCCTGAGCTCATTTGTACGCACCCAGGTGAGGGCCAGCAGGCGGCAGGCGAGCACGCTCTGCAGCCCCTGGTTCTCGATAGACAGACGCCCGAGGAATTCGGGCACTTCTCTAATATCGAGTGAGGCCAGGTTTTGAACAGCGGCGGCGCCGAAAGCCCTGCGCGGATTAATTGAGGCCGGAGGGTTTGACGAGGCATAGCCGTTTTCGACAGCCCAGTCCCACACCATCGAGAGCCACATCCGCAGCTTGCGGACATAGACATGCTTGCCCGCGCTGTCCAGGCCGCGCAGGATATCGAGTACGTCATCACGGCTGACCGACTCGATAGACCGGGCGCGGAACCGTGGATACATATACATCTCAATCGCCCGGACACCGTTTTGCCGGTAGCTCTCTGAGATGTCTTTCCTTGTCGCCCAGTAACCGTTTGTCGCCTCTTCAACGGTCATCCCGATTTTTTTGGCTTTTCGCGGCGCCATTGGGTCGCCGCCGGCCTCGATGATCGATTTGATTTCGTCGCGCTTCGAACGAGCTTCAGACAAGCTGATGATGGGGTATTCCCCCAGGCCGATCTGCTGTTGCTTGCCGGCCAGGCGGTAGGCGAGCCGCCAAGTCTTTCCTCCCTTGGGTGAGACCCAAAGGAAGAGGCCTCCACCGTCAAAAATTTTTTGGGCTTTTTCTGCAGGCTTCGCGGCCTTGCATCGTGCATCAGTTAAGGTGTTCAGAGCCAT